TGCAATATGTTGTTCTGCTTCTGGAGTAACTCTGACTAACTTAACTGTCGGGGTTTTCATAATTACCAAATCCTTTTTTCTTTTTGTTATATTTTTTACGAGCAAGTAAAAGCATCGCATTATCAAGTGCTTTTTTCATATAGATAATCTCTGCTTCACTATAAAGACTTGGATTATCCAGTGCCTCTTTTACCAGACGAATAGTTTCTTTATATCTCATTAATCTTCCTCGTCTTCGAACACTTCATCATAATCCTCTACATCACCAATACGTGATGAGGCATTACTGTAATCATAAGCTCCTGGGTCAGAATACACTTCTGCTTTGAGTGTCTCTGTTAAAAGTTCAAGGTTTTTAATTATGAGTTTGAGTTTGTCTCTATTCATAGATTTTGATTATGTTTCTTTTTAATTATATCACAAAAAAAGAGGGGCATCAACCCCTCTCTTATCTTTAATATTTAATAATTTCAAAAACACCATCTTTTTCTACAAGTGCAGAGCAAGTATCTGTCCAATCTCCGGCACACATATAAGTCGTTCCTTGATACTCACGAATATTTGCATGATGAATATGTCCGGCAATCACACCATCATATTCTCCAATTTTTCTTACGTGATGTATCAAATCCATTTCATACTTATCAATAAACTTTTTACCTCTTGGAATTGATTTGAGAAAATTAATCAAAGAAAAACCAAAAGTCTTGTTTAGAAAAATATTCAGAGGTGTGATTGTTTCATATCCCCAGTTCATAAAATATTGCTTCCAGGAACCAGATGAGAACTCGGAATAAAAATCACCATGAATACATAAAAACTTTCTATTTTTTGTGCTGTGATGAATATACGAATCGCAGATGATAAGATTTTTATGTAGATAAGAAGAACTGGTGTTTACATATTTTCTTGCGACTGCATCGTGATTACCAAGAATATAAACAACTTCTGTTCCTTTTCTGGACAATTCTATAATTTTTTCAACTGCCTTTGTATGTTGAGTTTTCCACAGAGTATTGTGTTTTTCCATACAATATATGTCTATAATATCTCCGACCATTACAAGTTTTTTTGTATCAAGTTGATTTAGAAACTTGAGAAACTTATCAGTATTACATCGGTCGGTTCCGAGATGAACATCGGAGATGAAGACGGTATCGTGAGTCATCGTTTTTTCTTTTCTGGTTTAGTTTGTCCATACAACCTTGGACTAATTTTACCATCAGTCCATTCAATTGAAATTACATTTTTATATAAGTCATAATAATAATCAAAGATATCTGCTTGAGAAACAGATTGGACTATATCGTATTTTGTTTCTTCTTCTAAAATATAAGTCACAAGATATGAATCAATTGGTAGACTTTTATTTTTAGAAAGAGATTTTTCACAATCTTGATGTAGAATTTTCACATTAATCTCCTTTATTTTAACTACGACCACCCCAAACAATATCAGGATAAGTCTTGGAAACAATTTCTTTTGTAATTTTATATTTGGATTGAAGATTTTTATCTTTTACCAAACAAACAATTTCTGCTTCAAGTGGATGAAGACCCTCCAACATTTGAATAAACATCGTTTCTTTACGAAGAGCAGGAAGAGAATCATTCCCACCTTTAATAAAATTATAAAATCTCTTAAATTCTTTACGAATTGTAGTATGCCCTTCGGTTAAATCAGAAGCATTTCCAAGAGATGTAGTTTGATTATAATTCATCGTGTCTATCAAATTATCAACTTTATCACTTAAAGTTCCTCTGAATTTTTGTTCAGATTTTAAATTTGAATATGGAACCTGACCAGGAGGAAGAATTGTAATTACACTTTCATCAAAGTTCCATATAAAAAGTGCCTTCAACGAAGGGTGTTCATACTTTTGCAGAACTTCTACTTTCTTTTGTTCTGTTTTCATTTTATTCACAAGATCCAAAACCTCAAATACAAATGGATTTGCAGGAAGTTCAAGTGAAACTTGTTTGGTTTTTGGTATTGTGACTTTTTTTGTTACTGTTGTCATTGTCATTTTTTTATAAATTCAATGTGTTTTATATACTATCTATCTATTCGTCATCATCTTCGTCATCATCATCATTATCAAAATATCCTTCTTGAAATTTGACTGAAATTACTTCATCTGGTATTACATTTCCATCAGAATCAAAAAATTCAGGATGTAACCAACCACTATTTCTTGGTTCCATTTCGAAGGAATGATTTTTTGCTAACCAACCGATAACTCCACCAACACATAAAAATAAAAAACTAACTAAACAAAATAAGGTGAGTTCTGGTGCGGTCATTTTATTTCTCCGAGAAATTTACGTTTTACGAATTACAGAAAGTTCAAAATTAAATCTTATTTCTCTTTGAAAAAGAGAAAAAACTTTACCAAAATTGAACCTTTGTAATGGAAGTTCTTCTGGAACCGTTTTCTCCCTCCTGCGAAGCATTAGTTCTACGCCACGATTTACATCGTGGTCTACATTCTTATTTATAGAAGACATTATAACATATTATGTTCTTGTAGATATTTAATTGTAGAAGAACATCCACCAAGATGTTTTTCATTACAAACTACTTGAGGAAATGTAGAACCTTCTCCAAATTCTGCATAAAATTGTTCTTTGTTAAAATCCGTACCTAATTCATAAATGATCGTAGGGTGTCCTTTTTCAGTCGATACGTGATCTAATATTTGTTCTATTTTGCTACAATAGGGACAAAGCCTTTTCGAATAAACTACAAAAGTCATAATTTTAAATTCTTACTGGGTGTGGTCTACGTTTATCTGATTTTATAGCACATAACCATGCTGTTGTGACTGCAATATTATCATCCCACCAATTAGTTTCCAATCTAAATTCTTGAAATTTAATAGAAGTATTTTTAATAAATTGTGCTTTGTCTGCTCTGGTATAATACCAAAAACTATTTTGATTCCAATAGCTGACATGTGTTGGGTCTTGAAATGCTCCTCTACCATCAGTAGAAGAAACCTCAATAAATGCCCAACCTCCATCACAAAGAACTCTATAGATTTCACTCATAGTCTTGATTGGGTCCTTTAAGTGAGCAAGAACATGATTTGCATTAATAACCCCAACACTATTATCAGGAAGAGGAATACCTTCATTCAAATCATGAATAATATCTGCATTTTCCACATCAATGTTAATATATCCAGGTCTTGAAAAAAGTCCACCACCAAGATCAACTTTCACCAAGTCATTAAGTTCAGAATCACGCTCAGCAAGTTGTTGCCCATATTGATGGAACAACTCAAATGTTTTAATTTGAATTGCTTCATTTCTTTGAAGTTGAGTGTTATCTCCTCCAGGAAGCCATCTATAATAATAAAGTGGTTTTGGAATAAAACAAAACTTTGTTTTTAAATATGATCTGATGACTAATTCATGATCATCACATATATTTAACTCTGGATTATGTCCTCCAAGTTCTTCATAAACAGATTTTCTCCATGCTCTTATATGATCTGGTGCATACCAAATGATACCAATGCTATGACTGGTGGGTGGGAAAGCGTCAATTTTAATAAACTGCTCTCCCCTAAACTCCATCCATTTATAAGTCCATCCATTTTCTGGATTCCAAGGAATCTTATGTTTATCTCCTCTCATATCATAGAGAAGATCTTCGCTATAAACAAATCCAACTTCTTGATCTTGAAATGCTTTATTAAGTTCTTCTAAACAATCATCTGAAAGTAAGTCATCATGATCTACTTCAACTAAAATATCACCTCTACCAAGTGAAAATGCTTTACTCTTAATGTATCCTACATTTGAATGTGCAATGCCAATATGAAGTTTTACTTTATCATCAAGTTTTAATTCTTGAGGAATATTAGAAATTTTACAATTCCCATTTAAATAAAGAATCCACTCCCAATTTTCGTAAGATTGATTTTTTATAGTTTCATACAACTCCATTAAAAATGGAATATTTTCCTTCTTGTGTTCAGGTGTAATTATACTAAATTTATGATTCATGTTTAAACTTATTCATAGCAGATTCAATGACAACATGCATATCCATATACTTGTACTCAGATAATCTACCACCAAAAATAAAATTTGTCAATAATTTAGACTTCTCTTTATAATTAGAATACTTTTTTTGATTAGATGAATTATTAATTGGATAATAAGGAATTAATCCTTTTTTATAATCTTGAGAATATTCATAGGTAACTACTGTCACATCAGTATTTACTTTTTCAAAATGCTTATGTTCAATTATGCGTGTATATTTTGGATATTTTTGGCAATAATTGATTACTGCATTTCCCTGATAATTATCAGTTTGCTTGATCTGTTCATCAAACTTTAATGATCTATATTCAAGGTCTCCAAATTCATAATCAAAAAATACATCAATACATCCAGTGTAAACTACTTTATTTGCAACAGAATTGAAATATTCTCTATCTGAAAAATAATCAGTATTTAATTTTACCTCAATACCATCAAGCATTTTTTCAAACATTTTAGTATATCCTCCAATAGGAATACCCTGATACTTATCATTGAAGTAATTATTATCAAAGGTAAATCTTAGGGGTAGACGTTTTATAATAAATGCTGGCAATTCTGATGCTGATTTCCCCCACTGCTTTTCGGTATATCCTTTAATTAAAGTTTCGTATATATCAGTACCAACTAAAGATAATGCCTGTTCTTCTAGATTAGTTGGTGTTCCAATAAATCTCTGAGACTCTATTATTAGTTTTGCATGTTCTGGACTGCGTGTTCTCCAAAGTTCATAAAATGTATTCATATTAAAAGGGAGCGAATACATTTTTCCCCCAGATATTGCTTTAGGAGAATTGATATAGTTATTAAAATCTGAAAATTTATTTACAAAATTCCATACAAGTTTATTGCTAGTATGAAAAATATGAGATCCGTACTTATGTACATTAATTCCCTCTATGTTTTCAGTATAACAATTTCCTCCTATATGATTCCTTGAATCAATAATCAAGCAAGACTTGCCAGAATCAGTGGCAAGTCTTGCAAAAGTTATCCCAAATAATCCACAACCAACAATCAAATAATCATACATTTGCAAGTGCTAAATTATGAAGATGTTGAATGTATTCCCCAGTATCATGATAACATCCATTGTGAATTAAGAATAATGCCAATTCTGGAAAAGGATTAGTTCTTTCTGATTGCATCAAAACTTTAGTATACTCTAACATTTTTTCATATTCTTTAATTTCATAATAAACTTCTGCAAGCCCACAATAGTGTTCGTTTCTTCTAGGGCAAAATTTATCTGCTTTATTATAAGCAAGAATAGCATTACTGTAATCTTTACAGAATTTATATGCATTACCGACAAGGTATTGTGCATAATAAACCATTTCATCTGGTTTATTAATATAATCTACAAATTGTTGCCCATAGAAAATGCATCTACGAGCGTATTCTTTTTGATGCTCATATTTTAAAGGGAAGACATCATTGCCATAACAGTCATTATAACTCTTAGAAACATAGAAAAAATGATAAGGATCGTTTAATAATGTTCCTTGTGAAATATGATGATTTTCAAGTTCTAGTGCATCACTTAAAAACTTTGTAGGATTGACCCATGTTTCTCCATCATTAGTAATAATGTGTCTAAATTCTCTTGGTAGATTAACCCGTTGAAAATTTTCAGTGCCATTTAATAAAATACATTCATGTCTTTTATCATGCTTAAAAGTCCATGAAAGTTTTGCATTCCACAACCAAGTTCTAAAATAAAATGAACCAGGAGAGTCTGCAGTAATATTCCAACTTTGAATGTCATTGTTATCTAAAATTGACCAATCAAAATTATCCTCTACTTTGAGTTGCTCATCAGCATCCATTCTTAAGATCCAATCACATTCATGATCACACTTTAAACAAACCTGAAGTGCATGGTCTCTATTCCATCCAGGAAAATTCCAATCTATTTGATATGTAAATCCTGAAATATTTTTTTCACTAAAAAAATTATTAATGATTTTTTCTGTGGTATCATTACCATTACATTGAATTACATAGTAATCAATGTGTTGATAGCAAGAATCTAACATTCTTAAAATAACTTTTTCTTCATTCCCAACCATAGCATGAAGACAAATCTTTGTGTTTTTCATCAATCAAAAAAGAACATGTGGAACAATCTGGAATCAGATAACTCTTTTCCAAAATATTTGGATGCAGAGTGTATACATTTACCATTAAAAATAACTAGTCTATTAAAGACATTTCCTATAGAATCAACTAATTCAAATTTAGTACCATCATAAAACCCACCATCAAATGAAGAATTTATGCCCGGATCTGTGACATGCCTTGCTTTAGTGGTTTTATTAGCAAACATTGAAGTACCAGACTCAAATGGTGCATCAGGGGTAAGATAGACCATTCCAGCCCACTCTTGAAAATCTGTATGGTAAACAAGGGGATCTTCTGCATTGCATATCTGAAAAACTCCATTCATTCCATACTCATCCCAGACTATAATATTTTGCCCTATAATACTTTCAAATATCTTTTTAGTACCAGGAACTATAAACTGCTGCTCAGTTCTTTTCCCCTTGTAGTATCTTAAGTCTGCTTTAAAATCTTGTTGCAGTGCATATTTCCTCACTGCATAAGGATCAGAGTAAAAATTATCTACTACAAAAATTCTTTTATTGTAATCTTGATTAATTGTAAAATTAATAATATTCATAATTTATTTCCTTTTAATATAAAAATTACCAATAACTAAAGAATATAAACCAGTATTTAAAAATGTTTTAATTGCATCTGTCGGAGATTCAACAATAGGTTCAGATGGACCATTGAAACTTGTATTTAATAGTACAGGTATATTTGTTTTCTCATAAAATTTAGTAATTAATTTATAATATTTTTCATTGTTTTCCTTTGTGACTGATTGTATTCTTGAAGTTCCATCAAAATGAACCACTGCAGGTATTTTATCTTTCCATTCATTTTTTACTTTTGTAGTAACTAACATATATGGAGAATATTCTTGAAGATCAAAAATTTTAGATTGATGTTCATACAAAACTGAAGGGGCAAATGGACGATACCATTCTCTTTTCTTAATTTCAAAATTGATGTAATTTACAACCCAAGAATTTTTTGGAGATGCTAAGATTGAACGATTACCAAGAGCACGAGGACCAATTTCAGAACCATCTTGCATCCAACCAATGACTTTATTGTTTTTCAAATCTTCAGAAACTAAATCAACTAATTTGTCAAAATCATAAATTTTTTCAAAACAAATTTCATCAAAAGAAAAAATACTTTCAAAGATTTCTGATTCTTTATATTTTTTTCCTAAATAAGGATTTAAGTATGAAGGAATTGTTTTAATTTTGTTCTTTGCAAAACTACCAAACCAGGCGCATCCTAAAGGTATTCCACTATCATCTGCAGAAGGTATAAAGTAACATTTTTCATACATTCCAGATTTTATAAGAAGTTCATTAGTATTACAATTTAAAAATGACCCACCAGAAACACAAATATTTTTAGCATTAGTAATTTTTTTTGCAATTTTTGCTAGATGGATGCAACTTTCTTCTTGATTTTTTTGATATAGACCTGCTGTGTTTGCTTTTGAAGAGAAGTCTGATTTATAATTAACTTCAGGATTTATGATCCCAGTAGGTATTTTTAGATCATTATCCCCATATGAATTGTCAGATTGATATTTTTTTACATAGTCCGGATCAGCATAAGAAGCAAGACCCATCAACTTACCAGAACTCCAAGAGTTACTTTTTTCATCATAAACCAATTGTTTAGATCCCAATGTATAAGCATATCCAATTGAAATCTCATCATCACCAAAAAAAGGTATCGGAAATTTAATTAATTTTTTATAAACTTCTTGAATTTGATGTGTTGATTTAAAATTAACAATTGAATATCCTTCTGCCCAATTAAAACTTTCATCAATTAAAAGAGTTTCTAAATTATACCATTGTTTAGTTTGATTTTTTTCCGATAAAATACTTCCCATTGCGTCTGCAACTAATACTACAGATTCATCAAAACCAGAACTGTAAAAAGTTGAAAATGCATGAGCAAGATGATGAGGAATAAAATGTAAAAATGATAAATCCAAATTCGTTAATTCTGTAAACTTTTGAGGAACTTCATCCTCCAAATCTGTTATAGTATAAGTATAACAATCAATATCAGAATAAGTCAATCCATATTCATTTAAACAATATCGAATTGAAAGAATAGGAATTTCTTTAGAGTATGGTGAATCGTGCTTATTTCTAGATAATCTTTCTTCAGATATTCCAATTAAAACTTTATCATTTTCAATTAAAACCGCACCTCTATCGTGCCCAGTAGAAAATCCTAAACTATACATAAAATTATTAAAATGGGTAAAATTAAAATTAAAGATCCAATCAATGTTCCAAGCAATTCTATACAAATAATATTCATGCTAATATCTAAAATATAATTCAAGTTGCATTATTTCTTCTAGATCCATACGTATATAGATTGGAATTTGTCTGTGGTTTCATCCATTTCAGTATAACATCATATCGTTCTTCTGTAAAGAAATCTTGTGATGAGTACCATTCTTCCCAATTAATATGAGACTTAGAGTTATTACACCTTCTACAACAACATAATACATTTGTAAGGAAATCACTTCCACCTTTGGATTGTGGAACTATATGGTCTATTGTTAGATATTCTGTACTTTCGCAATAAGCACATTTATGTTTCCATTTTTCCTTGATTGATTGTCTCCACATTCTCTTTGCATCTGATGAACTTGTTGCTTGTAAATTAAACAAGTAGTCCGAAGAAGAATTATAGAGTTCCATTTAGGAAAGCATCTGTCATTATTTATTATTATGAAAAACTCTTTGGAGTAAAATTTTTGGGGAGATTTTTTCCCCCCATTTTTGGAATTAACCTTCCGTTTTCAATTTGAGTGCTTATTCCTTATAAAGGTTTTCCAATCTTTCTTTATTCAAGTCCACATACATTACTTCTTCACCTTCCTTTGGTGCCTCTGGATGTTGGGGTTTCTTTGGTCTTCTCATTTCTTCATTGATAGACTGAATGTTTCCCCACATCATTGCGAAACCACTCCCTGCGATGAGAGCAAAGAATGTGAAGTAGATTAGTGGGAGTAGAATGTTCATAGTGGATTGTGAGTAGGGTGGGGAGCATAAATATAAATAAAATTCTTATGAGAACTTATAAAGAATTTATATCAATACTTGAAAAGTTTAAACCATTTCCAGAAGATAAAGTAAGCAGAAAAATTAATCAAAGAAATAAAACAGACAAAACTGGAGATGAGAAATTAAAAACTCATCAATTAAAGTTTGCAAAAAATTTATTAACAAAAATGAAAGACGATAATCATATAAAAAGATTTAATAAAATAGAAAATGGTCTTGGTAGAGCAATTAACAGACAATACGATAAAATACCAGATAAAAATCTTACACAAAAATCTATTGGGTCCGCAAAAACCACAGAAAAAATTATGAGTGGTAAAAATAGGGACGATGATATGAAACAACAGAGTTCATCAAACAGAGATAATTCAAAAAAGAAAAAATTACTTAAAAAAATATACGATAACTCATAATGAAATACGAAACAGGAAACATAAAAAAAGTAATTGATAATGGTATTCTTTTATTATTAAAAAATAAAGATGAAAAATCAATTAAAAATATTTCATCTAAAAATGAATGTATTAGGATAATTCAAAGAAATAATAAACCAGAATATTTAGATTTTATTAAAAGTATTTTTGATTAGATTGGGGACATAAGAAATAGGAATACTCCAAAGAGTTGGAATATTATGAAGAGTAACATTTGAGATTTTCTACAAGTAGTTCAAGTTCTTGTATTGATGCGTCACACTTAATCCAGTTAGCACGAGAGCTCATTACCCATATATTATCAGGAGTGTAACCTTGACCTGGAATTTTTTGATCTAAACTTGGATTTCTTGGGTCTCTTTTATCATTAGTTGATAATAAAGTTATTCCTAATAGAGGACAAATTTTTGGTATTATAATATCATCTATAGAAATTGTAAAGGGTATTCCCTTTTTCTTTGCTCTGTGTTGAGCATTATGGAACATACTATATCTCCTATCATCTACTTTACGAGTTCCAGATGCTTTCTTTTTTGTTTTATTAAAAGCAGTAGTAGTTTCTTTTCTTACACATCCACAACTAGTAGTTCTTCCATTCAACAAACTAGATCTATCACAGATCTTTTTATTACCACACTCACACGCACAAGTAGCAAATACTCTACTTTTACCACTCTTGAAAATGACTTCTTCGTTTAAGACAATAAGTTTCCCAAACTTTTCATCAACAAGAGAACCACAGGGTTTTGATTTGTTATTTAATCCCATTATCCTAACTTTGATTATCTATTACTATTTATGCAATATCATAGTTTGGGTCACAAGTAAATAAAAAAAAACCCCAATAATGAGGTCTTTACAATCAAAGAGCATTTCCTCTCGGCAATACCTCATCTGGCAGAACAAAGTTCTCCCCAGGTTGGTCGGCCGTTGCCAACCAAGCCCTTAGGCCGTCGTTTAAAAGTATGTTCTTCGTGTAGAAAGTTTCGTAACTTGAATCGGAAGCAGCTCTAATCTCCTGACTAACAAAGTCATACGCACGTAAATTAAGAGCAAGACCGATGATACCAATAGAACTGACCCAGAGACCCATGACTGGTACGAAAAGCATAAAAAAGTGCAACCAACGCTTATTGCTAAATGCAATACCAAAGATTTGAGACCAGAACCTATTGGCAGTAACCATAGAATACGTCTCTTCCTCTTGAGTCGGTTCAAAAGCTTTGAAAGTGTTCGCACCATCTCCATCCTCAAATAAAGTGTTTTCTACAGTTGCTCCGTGAATCGCACAGAGTAATGCTCCTCCTAGTATACCAGCAACACCCATCATATGAAAGGGGTTGAGTGTCCAGTTATGAAAACCCTGAAGAAATAAAAGAAACCTAAAGATTGCTGCCACACCAAAGGAGGGAGCAAAGAACCAACTGGATTGTCCCAGTGGATAGATGAGAAATACAGAAACAAATACTGCAATAGGACCAGAAAATG